CCGAGATTACATTATATTGTTAACAAGTACTCTTCTGTAGTATACATTTGAGTCTTTTGTTAATGCACCATTACCGTATGCTGTACCTTCAGCAAATGGGTTAGCAACAACACCATACCTAGTCTTGAAACCAATTTTAGGTTGGAAAGTGTTCTCACCAACTGCTCTAACCATTTGTAGAGGAACATACGGGCAATAGAATATACCAGCATCAAATGCTGAAGATCCTTTATATCCTAATGTGTAATAGTTACCAGTAGTATATGGATCAATGTATACTCTATATCTTCCGTTCAATACACCAGCAAAAGTATTACCAGTATCATCTACTTGTAAGTTATTAGAGTTAAGTGCAGGAGTGTAATCCAATACGCCAGCCATTTGAAGAGCTGAAGCCACGTCAGAAGATGTTATAAGGACATTACCCTTTCCTCTTCTTGTGTCTTTTGCGATTTGGTTTGCATCTCTTTCAATTTGGAACATTAAGCCTTTGAACTTCTCAACAGACCATCTACCATTTGAATCAGTATCTAAATCAAATGTTCCAGCTGTTGTTGTGTCGTCCTGAGCACCTTGCTTAGCAACAACGTTAATTGTTCTAATAATCTCTCTGTTGATTTCTGCTAAGATTTCTGTAGAAAGAATATTTGCAAGTTCTGTCTCAGCATCAAGACCATGAATAGCTCTTAAGTCTTGAGCAAGTTCCATTGAGTATTCAGCTTTAAGCGCTCTTGAGCCAGCTGTAACACTAACCTTCTCAATTGAGAAAGCCATTTCTGGGAAAGCAACGTTTGAGCTGTTTCCTAGAGCTTCAGCTTGGTTTGTTGACATAGCGTCACCGAAGTTATAAGCACCTGCTTCAGCGTTGTTAGCTGATGCTGGAACTGTACCAACGTGCTTGTCACCAAGTGTATTAGCGTTAGCTACGACTGAAGAGAAGCTTGTATTTGCTTCGTTATAAAATGCTTCTGTAGCAGAGTTTGCCATTGACTCGTACTTAGATCTCATTGCAAAAATAAGACCAGTAGGACCACTCATTGGCTGAACACCACACATGTCATAAGCGACAAGGTTAGGCATTGCTCTACGTACTAAGCTGATTAAAACAGGATCATAGTTCTGTACACCGTCACCGAAACCAGCTGTACCAGTTGCGTTGACAGGAGTATGTGTTCCTGCTTCAGCGAGAAGAGACTGTTGAGAGTAAGCGCTTCCTTCTCTTAAAGCGATCTCTGTATTTTCTAATAGTTGAGCTGTAACTGCACGCTTGTGAGAATCACCAATACTTGGTAGATCTTCGTGCTCAAGAATTGGCTGCCACTTCTCAACTAGATTTGTATTAAGGTCCATTATAGTTCTCCTGTAATATTTACCCTATTCTTCATTATATTTATTTTTTTACGGTACGCGAAATTGCACCGGCATATGATTCCATTAATGGATCAACTGCAGCCTTTTTCTCTGCTTCTTCTTCGATAGGAGTCTCATCGACTTCTTCGGCAATTACGCTCTTATTCGAAGCAAAGTATTGTTCTTTGATTACATTAAGCTTTTGCTCAAAGTCTTCAAAGTTTTCATACTCAATGCCCTCTGCTAATGCAAAAAGCTTTTCCTTTTGTGTAGATGTAAGATTATCTGATTGTTCAATAACCAGCTCTTTACATCTAAGGCTTTCAATTTCTTCACTCATTTCTATTTTTTCTTTTAGAACTGAGTTTAATTCTTCTTCTAATGCATCAACTTTTGCTAATGCATCTGACGCTAAATCTAACTTCTCTTCTGGAAGTGATACGTAGTTTTCTTCAAATAGTGCTTTAACACCGTTCATGAAGTTTTCTGCAATTTCTACTTTAATAGCAGATTCAATTGCTACTTCGTTCTCATTCATCCATTCTTCAGTTACATAAGATAGATACTGATCAATTTTTTCATTAGACTCGTTTACGAACTCTTCTTTAGCTTCATTTAATTTAGCTTCGAATTCTTCTTCTAGTCTAACTTGCTCAGCAACTAATCTTGCATTAACTGAAGCAGTGAAGATAGTTTCAGCTCTGTCTAGAAACTCTTCAGCTAGATCTTCTCCTGCAAAAATTTCTTCAACATCTTCTCTCATGCCTTTAGCAGAAATAGATGCCATATTTTTTGCAGAATTGTTTGGAGCACTTTTTCCAAAAATTGTACTATAAGCATCGTTAACTCCAGACTTACTGAAACTTGAAAGCTTTTGTACAACAGCTCCGATCATACCAGCTCTTGATAGTTGAGGAGTCTTTTTATCTCCTACGTCCTTATCTGCTGGTCTTTTATTACTTTTCGTAGGAACAGGATCAGCGATCATAGACGCATCAGCTGTAGCCTTGAACTCGTCAAGTTGAGCTGTGTCTTCGCTTACTGCTTCTAATTCTTTATCAGCCATTTTTAGACTCCCTTAAATTAATATATTTTGTAATATTTATAAAAACCTTATACTAGCGAGTCGAGAAACTTCTTAAAGAACTCGACTTTTCGCTCCTGTAGCTCAGCTACAGATTTATCTCCAGTACTCTTAATGTGTTCAATTATTTCAGCTGTTCTAGATCTCCATTGACCTTCGGCAGCATCATAAACCCATTCAGTACCTTCCATAACTCCTTTAACAAACGCATCAGGAGCAGAAGGATCAGCAACTATATCAGCTGCTGTTGCAAGCATAAAATCACCTTGAACTTCCATAACACCGTTATTTGGTTTTAGTGAACCCATACCTCTTGAAGAGACACCTAATTGGGCTCCTTCATCCATTAGATTTTTGACGATGTTACCCATTGGGGTGTCCATAATTTTGGCCTTACCAACAAAGTT